CGGATCTTAATGGGAAGATTATACGCTTCGATGAAACTCCACCCCCCATGGTATTTCATCAAAAAGAACTCTTCATAAACAGATTGGATATATTCATCACTTAGGCCAAAAAAAGTCCGTAGTGAACGGCACCTCCAGATCCGTTCTATAATTACAAGAAGGGCATTCAAACTCTTGAGTCATGTCAATGTTTGGAATATTTTTCTCGTAGATCGCGCGCAGATGTTTTGAATCTCGGGCTGGCATAACTTCTATAAACTCTCCAATTAAACTTCTTGTTTCAATTCCATTAGCAGAAACAATGATAGCTTTCAGCATATCCGTAAGTTTTGTTTCTGGTAGATTTTTTCTCTTTTTTGATTCTTGTAAGCGAGCCATATACATCTCATCTTTTCCAGTCATCGGGCGCATCTCAACTTGAACTCCTGTAATCGGAGTAGTTATCATAAGAGTGCCATTTTCTGTCCAAGATGCATCTTCCGCGTCTTCATTAAACGCTTTTATTTGTACATCGGAAAGATCAAACTCATAATCAGAGGATGTCATACACGCTGGACATACTACCTTAGTTGAATATTCTGCGCCATATCCATTAATTCTAGCCGCAATGAGGATAGCATTTCTATCCCCCGATAGCAACCCATCAGATCTTACCGACTTATCAATAATAATATTCTTAAGAAATCTCTCAATTGCAATACCTTGTTTAATAAGTGTTTTAGAAGAAAGAATATCTTCCTCCTTCGCTGTCATATATTTAATTTCAATACTTTCCACACCACATAGAGGATGATCCCCTGGATAGCAGCGCCCCTGTGAAGGAAGCTCTACGAACTCTGTTGGTGTTGCGAAAGATAAGCCCTCAGATTGTGACTGCATTACTGCTGCAATGGAGTCATCCGAGGGGGTTTCAGTAGCGTCCGGTTCTTTACCTAGTCTACTGCCACTATTTCTAGCCAATTTTCACCTCTTTTTTTATAAATTTATCCGAGCTTGCCGGCGAAATGTTTAGCTTCGACGGTATCAACTTCTGCCCAATCATATCTAAATGTCATCGTAATTTCCGACAAATCCTCGGAAGTATAATCCAGATCGCCATATCCAAGCTTAATTATAAATGCATTTTTTAATGTCCATTGTTCTTGTGTTACGCCTTGGGCATCAACTTGCTTAATTATAACTTCAAAAGCTGCTGATTTTCTTATAGATTGTAAATTCTGAACTGCACCCTCTGGGCCCAAATATCCCATTGCTGATAAGAGGGCTGCTGTAGCACCCGCTGCATCTGGGCTGATTGGATCTGTCAAGACAAGAGAAATTTCATTCCATTCAACTGTTCCTGGAAAATGAAATTTATGTTGCATAAAGCTGACATCTGCCGTATTAACTGTGATCTCTGGCTTATCAACTGTCTTTGCAAACCAAAGTGGGGCCACTTGGCCCAAAGTAGTATTCGCGGCCTCGCCGCCCGCAAGTTGGACCGTAAATCTATATTTTCTTTTTGGGTCTACGCCCTTGCTTGTCCAAAAATTATCTTGAGCCATTTTTTTAAAATCTCCTGCTTACACTATATATAGTAGTTAAAATCATTTTTAATCCGCGAAATCCGCGCCTTGATTCGTAATAATGAAGTCAAGCGCGATGTATTCAATCGCTTTAGCCGGCTTCAAGTAAATCTTGGCGTATACGATATTTCGGTCAACCAAATCTGGTGTAGTTGTTGTATTATCCAAAATTAATCTGAAATCACTTAATCCGAGTCTCGTCTGGACGCTCGCCAGGAAGGGTACTGCTACAGCTTTAAACCTGTCCCAAGTAACCTCTAGGTTCTGGTCAAACAAGATTCCGTTTGCGAATATTGAAATTTGCTTCTTAACATAAATCAGCATTCTCCTAACATTAATTCTATCCAGTGCAGATGGTGTTGCTTGAAGCGTTTTCTGTCCAAAGATTACAATTCCCTCATTCGGGAAAGAAGCAATTGGATTGATATTCGCATCGTAAAGTTTATCTCTATCCTTAGAAGTTAATTTTTGACTTACATTCAAGACCGGAATACCAGCGGAGCCTTGACTCAGTCCGCCTCTATTGAATCCAGCAGGAGCAAACCATACTTCCGACTGTGCTTCTGAAGAAGCCATAGTTCCCAAGGCGACCACAGAAGGTGGCACCCAGAGCCGGCTATTAGAAGTAACTGTATCTTGAATTTGGACCCACGGATAGTAGGTGCATGCGTAAGAAGTATTAATCTGCCTATTTTCTAAATCAATGATTGCTTGCTTAACCGATGTCGCGGCGCGCGCTGTTCGATCTGAATAGGCGGTTGAAGTTTCTGTGAAAGGTGTATATACATTGTCTATATCAATGATTCCCAACGCATCCCCTCTGTCTTCGCAAACCTGTATCACATGGTTTGTAATGGTATCGTTAGTTATACCTGGAACCGTGATTATATTGCAAGCGACAGCTTCTGGGTCAGAAACTATGCTTACCCCCTCTCGGAGAGTGTTCAGAGCATAATTGGTTGAAAGAGTGGCAGATGTCATTCCAGCATTTCTAAAAGGTTCAACCTCAAGAATATTTAATCCGTCAAATCCACCAGCGAGGGGAGAGTTAAATCTCACCCAATCATCATCAATAACATCTTTCCAGCTTCCGGTGGCAGAATATGAAGTTCCGTCCACTGTTGCTGTTCCAGCGCGGCTACCTGATTGCCAATAGACGTAGTTCTTGCCAAGCGGCTTAACGAGGTCGTCCAAGGAGAATATCCATTGTGGGGTTTTATTCGCTGTTGAAATACCGCCCAATGGATATACATAATCTGGATATCCAGTACCGGGCTTGTCGCTGGAATAAAAAGTAGTATTTTCAAGATATGCCGAAACATTCAGCCCGAAGTAAGCATTTGTCTGATCCGTCAGTGCTCCAGCAGATGACGAAACTCTCAATTGACTTTCTGGGAAGACTATATTAGCTATATAATCCCCAAGAGAGCCTGTATTAATATTATCGCCATCGCCATTCGGCTTATCCTCTGGACCCGATGCTCCAGTTTCCAGAACTGCCGCGAAAGAAGAGCCGGCAGATCCACTTGCTATGGTAACGTCGATGATCTTGTCGGGCCCGTATACGCCAAAAGGCACTAATACGGGGTCAGCAATACCATTTCTAACCGTGTCGTCTACTTCGACTCTAACATATCTAGAGGCATTATCATACTCACCATATTCTCTTAAGATGGTTTCTTCTTGATCCCATACTCTATATTTGTCGCCAATCTTCTTGGAAACATAATTATCCGAAAGGGGATTCAAATCACAATTTGAAAACCTTTCGACTATTTGTGGATTACTATCTGTATCATCGGCCTTTCGAAGAATAACTGTAAACGACCCGTAAGGGTGAGTACCTGTAGTATCTCTGGAATATGTTAAATCTTGAATGGCTACTTTCAAATTATCCTGAACCCATTTACCCGGTTCCAGCGCATGCACTTTGAAAAGCTTTTGCATCTGGCCGGCTCTATAAGAGCCAGTGACTGTACTAACATCTTGAGAAAAATACCATCCCGTAGAGGCCCTTGAGGCATCTGTTCTATAGTGCGACTTTGTATTATTATCAAATGGTAAAATAATGCCGTAAGAGGCAGTTGCTAATTCGCCCGTATCCAACTTCTTTTGAATGAAGGATTCATAACTCTCACCAAGCCAATAAAGGTTTTCTCCCCGCGTAAAAGAGCTAGCGGGAATAATTGGGCCCGCTGCTTGCGGGTTTGTATTGAAAACATTTCGAATAAACGTCTTAGATCCTGGATCAAAATTGAATGTTGTTCTGTAAACAACCTCGTCGGACGTATTCTTAATATATGCGGTATAATCTGGTCCGGAGCTTGCTCCCACATCCGCAGATGGATTAATAAGAACGCCGATACCGCCTATCTCTGGTGTTGTGGTGCCAGCGAGAGTACCGGAAAGCGCGATGGCACTGCCCGTAGCAATGTACCAAATCGCGGCCAAATAACCATTGTGTGGGTTGATGGTCGTAGAGGAAGAGTGATTGCATAAGAATAATCCGTAAGCACCACCATTGTCCAACACCGAGGTACTAAGATCTGCGGTTCCCCAACCGGCTGCGCCGATATCTCCCGAAGCGTCTTCATTTGCCATTCCAGCTAAACGAA